AATGCCCTACATCATGTCGTCTGTTGACGGTGCCCCACGCACCAACATCAGCTCGCTGTACCAGGACGTGACGCAACTGTCTGTACCTGCAACCCTGGGCTTCAACAAGACTGCCCCCTGGACCCTGGACGCCAAGCAACTGCGCGACGCCCTGCAGGAAGGCAACATCGCGAAGGGTGCCCAGCAGCGTCTGGCATCTGACATTAACATCGCTGTCATGAACGTCGCAGCAGCACAGGGCACCGTGGTCATTAAGCGTACCGCTGCAGCCTCTGGCTTCGATGACGTTGCTGAGTGCGATGCTGCCTTTAACGAGCTGGGCGTTATGTCCGACAATCGTTACCTGGCGCTGTCAAGCCGCGACTACAACGGTATGGCCAGCAACCTGGCTTCCCGTCAGACTATGAACCAGAAGCCCACAACAGCCTATGAGAAGGCTTACGTTGGCACTGTGTCTGGCTTTGAAACGTACAAGATGGACTACGCTAACCGCATCCTGGCTCAAACCACCGCTATCACTATTGATACTGATGGCGCCAACATCGACTACGTTCCCCAGTCCACCAGCACTTCTGTTGGCGGCCAGATCAACGTCGATAACCGCACCCAGACCATTAGCTGCACCACCAACACTGGCGTTGTTGCAGGCGACTGCTTCACCATCGCCGGCATCAACAGCGTTCACCACATCACCAAGCAGGACACTGGCCAGCTCAAGACTTTCCGAGTTATCTCAGTGCCCACTAGCACCAGCCTGGTTATCAGCCCCCCGATCATCTCTGCGTCAACCACGCCGACTGATCCAGAGGTTCAATACCAGAACTGCGTCGCCAACAGCGTGTCCAACACTGCTGCTGTCGTTTGGCTGAACGTGACCGCTGCTGCCATCAACCCATTCTGGCACAAAGACTCCATCGAGTTGATGCCAGGTCGGTACGCTGGCAACCCAGACGGCGCCACCATGCTTCGCTACACTTCAGAGCAGGGCATCGAGCTGACGTTGACCAAGCAGTACGAGATTGACACGCGCGTCACCAAGTATCGCCTTGATACTTTCTTTGGTGTGACCATGTGCAACCCCGAGATGGCTGGTGTCGTGTTGTTCGGCCAAAGCTAACCAGATAGATGACGGGGGCCGATATGGCCCCCTGAGTCTTTTGAGGGTGTACTGATGCCGTTGAAAAAGGGTTACAGCTCCAAGTCTATCAGCTCAAACATCCGCGCAGAGCGCAAGGCGGGGAAGCCGGCCAAGCAGGCAGTTGCCATCGCAATGTCAACAGCAGAGCGCGCAGCCAAGAAAGCGGGCAAGCCAGCAAAGGCGCCCAAGAGTAAAGGCAAGAAATGACTAAGGTTTACCTACCACTATCAGACGGAATGTATAAGCGCATTGATGTCCCGGCTGTTACAAAGTATTTGGATGATGGCTGGTTCCTGTCAATCAGCGACCACCAGGCGCACGTCGCCAAGATCAACAAAGTTCCGGTAGCGACGCATCTGTTTGACGCGCCACCGGTGCAGGTAAAAGTAAAACGCAAGCCACGCAAGAAGCCAGAGGCCGAGTAATGTCCTACACGAAACGCCAGTATGTCATCGCAGCCTTTGAGGAGATCGGGCTGGCGTCTTATGTTTTCGATCTGACAGACAACGAATTGTTGTCGGCTTGTAAGCGCCTAGATGCTATGATGGCGCAGTGGAACGCTAAAGGCATACGACTGGGTTACCCGTTGCCAAGCAACCCTGACAGCACGTCACTGGACGCTGATACAGAGGTGCCTGACGCTGCCAACGAGGCGATCATCCTCAACCTGGGCATACGCATCGCGCCAGGCTACGGCAAGTCGGTATCGCCGGACACGAAGATATCAGCCAAGGCTGCGTACACTACATTGTTGGGCTGGACCGCGCAGCCAACACCAGAGAAACAATTCCCGCGCACCCTGCCAACGGGCGCCGGGCAGAAGGCTTGGCGATATGACCAAGACCCGTTTATGCCAATACCTGTTGACCCGCTGACAACCGGCGGTGATGGAGTTTTAGACTTAACATCTTGAGGAAATAAAATGTCAACTATAAACCGTCTGTCCAGTGTAGATGTCCTACAGCCGAGTGATCAGATACCAGTTTGGGATAGCTCCAATGGAGACACCCGAAAGGCATCAATGAGCACCCTGTTGGCATTCGTTGAATCATACTTCGCAGACCCTGACTACAGCACCAGAATCGTTGCGCCAAATGCCGACTACTTCAATGTCGATATTGGCAGCACTGGCGATTCACTTTGGATGATCGTTAATCCGACACTGGATTTCAGCAACGGAACGCTAACCCTTCCCCCAGCATCATCTGCTGTAAATGATCAAGAGATCACGGTGGTATTCACTAAGTCGGTGTTGACGCTTGTTATTGCAAGTTCAGGCGCGACAATCCTTGGTGCCCCAACCCAGGTCGCAGGCTATGACTCGTTCAGGGTTCGATACAACGCTTCACAGGCAACCTGGTACACGCTTGATACAACCGGAACCGGAGCTGGCGGCGGAGTTTCTCAGATTGTTCGCCAAGACTTTACTGGAGATGGCGCGACAACCACGTTTGTGCTTGATAGTCTTCCACTAGGATTGGGCAATCAACTACAAATTTTTATTGATGGCGTGTATCAAGAGCGTGCCAGCTACACTGTTACCGGGTCAAACCTAATCTTTGGCGAGGCTCCACCATCACTATCCACTATTGAAGTGCTTGGGTGGACAGTTTCTTTAGGTGCATCAACAACTGCCAACCTGGTTGCTTACAGTCGAGACGGATCATCAACGGTAACAAACGTTGCCGAGGAATTAGATCGAACAACAACGGACAACATGTTTGCCTACGAGCTTAGCACCACAGCATCATTTAGCCTGCACCCCGGAATCGCAACTGGCTACATCATCCGCACAAATTACTTCGACAGCGCGAAGACATCAGGCTCAGGAGCCGAGCATAGATTTACCGGCACGACTACGGCAGGCAAGGCGGGTAACTGGCCTGACGCTGATGGGTATTTCTACGACGCGGATGGTAAGCAGTTTGCTGTTGTTGGTTCGCCGGTCAATGCACTGGTGTATGGTTGTGTCTACGATGGTGCCGACGATGGCGCGACAGGAACGGATAATTATACAGCTTTACAGGGCGCAAATGATTATTGCGAAACCGTTGGCGCTTCGCTTTACCTGTCAGGGGCAGCACTGATTAAGGCAAAATTATCTATTTCGTGCCCGTGGATAGGTGAGCCAGGCTTTGCAAAATTGATCGCAGCAACGGATTTTGTGCCGTCTGGTGTCGATGCCACAGAATTGGACATCGCAATAAAGAACAAGAGTTTTTCGGCAACATATAACGCAGCAACTGCTAATCTGGTTAACATTCGAGACATAGACTTCATTATCGCAACGGGGCAGACGGGTCTGCGTCTTGGCAATGTTAAAGGTGGACTGATTGAGAACTGTAATCTTACGACGGCAACGACCTCTGGCGTAGGGTCATTGTTAGACCTGTTTGCTGTTGTTAAAAATCTAACGCTACGGAAGGTCAATGCCTCGAATTCGGTTGTTTTCGCAACCGGCGGCGCTTGTTGGATTAGGAACATTGCTGCGGATGGCTCAATCGCAGGACAAGAAACAGAGAATATTCTTGTCGATCAGTGCGAGTTCTCAACCGCTACAGGTGATGAGGCGCTTGCGGTGTATGGTGTTCGCGGTGTTACTCAAAATGTCACTATACGAAACACAAAAATAACGGGTTTAACATCGACTCAAAAACACGGCACATTAGCATCGACATTCCCGTTAGATGACGGATCTGCTGGCGGCGCTAATGCGGCAGTGCGTAATATATTATGGGACGCTTGCACCTTCGTGGACGGCAACTTTACTAATGACATCCTGCGCTTCGGGTTAAGTACAGACACTGGGCATGTTTGCGAGGATGTCAGGGCGGTCAACTGCAAATTCTATGCAACACAGGATGACGCTGGCACTTCTTATGTGATGCGAAACATTCCGTTGGTTGGCGATGGTAATGCGGCGATTGACTGCACGATTGACACCACAGGCTCTGTGGTTGCGATAACGTATGGGATAGGTGGCTTTCCGTTAGTCTCAGGCGCAACGGTTCTGGGCGCTTGTGTGAATGCAGTTTATCAATCCAAGGTTGTGCAAGGTTGTCCAAGGCTGGAGGGCACAACGGGGGTGTTTCTTGGTGAGATTATCAGCAACAACTATCTGTACACCAGCGGCACGGCTGTCAACCTAACATCAACGCAGGACGTTATTGTTTCCAATAATATTATCGACACGGATGGCGCTGGCGTTGCCATTAATACATTGGGCGGGGCAACAGCGCCAAGGATTGAGATTTTAGGTAACACGATCCTGATGTCAGCAGCAGCATCGTTTGCGGTACTAGGTATCGGTGCGCTTGGTAGGTCAAGAGTGATTGGCAATAAGATTTCAGGTACTGGAAAATCAATCAGTGGGAGCCAGCAATACGCGGAGATTGCAAACAACGACTGGTTTGGCAACCTAGATTCGATGCGAACCGCCGGATACCTAGATTACGACCACAACAGGGCAACACCGATAGGCACTTTTGCCGTGGCATTAACTCACACTGCGGGTGCGAACAGCTACTTGCTGGGCTTTATCAAAACGGCCAACGCATCAATCAGTAGCGATTGGAAAACCATCTACGCAGCCAACGCATTAACCTAAGAGATCA